GGTGCGCATCTCATGCAGCTCATCCAGTACGCCCCACGTCGGCCGCAGACCGTCAAGCAGCGACGCACGGTTTGACATTGCCTGAATCACGCTATCCGGCGTTGCGCTGCGTCCCTTGTCTGACTGCCCGTCCGCATAGTATTCCGCGCAGGAGCGCAGGGCGCGAAACTTCTTCGACAGCGCCGGTGACGCGCCGATTGCCGCATTGACATCGTGCATGAAAATCCGCGCCTGCGGTTTGCTGTTCGCCAGGACGTCGATTTCGGCGTTCTTGATACCTTCCTGGCTGACGCTGTACAGTGCCGCGCCCGCAATCATCGGCGTTTTGCCGTTGCCGCTGCCGACAATCAGCAAACATTTGTTGTGTTTGCGCGTCCCGTCCTTCTTGCTGACCCAGCCGAACAGCGCCGCGTAAAAGGCGCACTGCCACGGCATCAGCGTCAGGCGGTCATAATCCCCCTGCGGTCGGACGAACTTTTCGACGAACCGAATCGGCTTCGATGCTTTTTCCGCGTCGAACCGCCACGGGAAATCGCCCTCTTCTTCGTGCATCAGGTCACGCACAAATCGCTCATAGGCAAGCCGGACTTTTTGACACGCCAGCACGCGCCCGCTAAGTACATCGTCAATGTATGCCCATATGCGCGGGTCAGCATCGCCATGCAGACGATTCCAGTCCGCACAAATGCGCTCCTCTGCTGCGGCAATATGCGGGTCAATAGTCGTCCAGGTCGTCGTCCTCATCCTCGCCATCACCTGCCTCATCAGGTGCAGCTTTCTTTGTGTCCAGCTTCAGCGCGGCAATGAGCTTCGTCAAGGATGCCGCTGCCCGGAGCGCCTGTTCATACGCGACATTCTTGCGCACGACGCGCTGGCGGCCGGACGTGTAGCTTTCGCGCAGGCCGTTCGTCGCCACGTCGTCCACTGCACGCAGGCGAAGCGCCTCCGTCTGCTCGTAAGCGTCCAAAATCGCCTGCTGATGCGGCAAAATTTCCCCATATCGGCTGGCGACCTCTTCTTCCAGCAGCATCCGCGCCGTATGCGCCCGCTCTCCCGGCAGCTTGTATCCCGTTTCTGTCCGATTCATGTTCTCCCCTCACTTGATACTAATAACCCGGATGCCCGTCAAATCGGGCTGTTCTTTCGGATTTTTGCTTGCACCCTTCTCCGGATGCACCTGTTCGTGGCAGATCACGCAGACGCTTTGCAGGTTGTCCAGCTCCAATTCCAGCGACTGGTCAACCGTGCGTGGAATCAGGTGGTGGACAATCTTCGCCGGTCGCTTCTGGCATCGTTGGCACCAATAATGGTCGCGCTGCAAGGCAGCCACTCGAATCGCCTTCCAAGGCGGCGACAAATAAAACGGGTCTGCCTGTTTCTTCGACAATATGCGCGCCTCCCGTCCGCAGAAGGCGCGCCCGCCGCGCTCATCCCCTAAGCCCAGATGAGCAGCCACCTTGTCAGCGTCATGCTGAGGTGACGCGAAGTGAAGGAGGCACACACGCTGCGGTCAACCGCATTCGGCGGATGGGGTACGCCCCACGCGCAGATTGTCGCACCAACACCACCCGTGCAGTCAAGGTGAGAAAAAGTTTGCAATTTTCCTGAAAAAACTTCATTTCCCCTCTTGACATACTACAATTAGTATGTTATAATATATGTGTCAGCAAGAGCTGACAGAAAGGCGGGTGTCAAACATGAATCAAAACGAAAGAGAGGAATCCCAAATGACCGATTACCAGTTCCGCTTCATCATGCGCGAATTGCTTGCTTACGCAAAGCAAGCTCCTGACAAGGAAACCATCGTCAAGCATCTGGAAGAACTTCTGAACGACAACAAAAAAGCCTAAGCTCCGCAACAGCTTAGGCTGACACACGGGGAAGCGGTAAGAGGATACCCGCCGCCGCTTCCCTCCTCTCTCATTTTACACGACGGCGGGTAAAAAGTCAAGGGGGATTTGGGACATGAGTGAACCGGAGAAGCAGAAGCGCAAGACACACACCTCGACCGACGTCAAACGGCGCTACAATGAGAAGGTATATGACCGCATCAGCCTGAGCGTGCCGAAGGAAATGGCAGCGGCATTCAAAGCCAAGTGCGCTGCCGATGGTATCCCGCAGGCGCAGGTTCTCAAACGCGCCATCGAAGCGTTTCTGGCGGAATAACATGAAAAGCGTGCCGTTCCAATGAGCGGCGCGCCTTTTCATTACAATGATTTAAGTTCGTAAGAAAGATAAGATTTTTTCATTTTCCCTATTGACACAATGGAATCATTGTGCTATAATGAGAAACGAAAGGAGGTGAACTTGGTGAGCAAGAAAGGCAAGAAAAATCGCCGCAAGCTGGAACTTGCAGCGACGATTCTGCTGATTATCCTGAAGGTGCTTGAGCTGGCTCTCGAAATCCTAAAGGACTAATCAGTCGGGCGCGGGGTGGCGCGTCAAAGCGCCGCCCTCGCTTGCCTTGATTATATCATAATCCGCTCACCAATGCAATATGAAAATTCTTGAATTGCTCATCAACCTTGTGGAACTTGGCATCCTGGTCTATCTGGCTGTGTTGCTGACAAAAGACATTCGCAAAAAGTGAAAGGAGGTGTTCCCATGTACCCTTCCAATCCGCCGGTAGAGAGCATTCCAGCCCTCATCAAGGAAAAACGCAAGGAGAGCGGCCTGACACAGCGCGCCCTCGGCGAAGCGTGCGGCTACACCGGCGCAAGTGCTGAGCGCGTCGTCCAGTTGTGGGAATACGGCAAGCAGTCCGTTCCCGTAGAGCGGATGCGCTCCCTTGCCACCGCGCTGGGCATTCCCGTTGACCTACTCATCCCGTGACCAGCAGAAGGCGTGCCGTTCCAATGAGCGGCACGCCTTTTATGCGATTTCCTCAAGAATTTTCCGAACATCGTGCACGAATCCCGGCATGTCCTCGAACACGATTTCTTCACGCGATTCGCACCCCTTCCCGCATCACCGTCCGGTAAAAGTCGGATTCGCGGTTGATTTCGCGCAGCTCGAACGCATCAACATCCTTGTGCGTCAGCTGCCGCAGCTCCTCCCCGAAGGCAAAGACATCCCGTGCGCGGAAATGCGCCCCGCCGACCAGCACCACGTCAATATCCGAGTTCGCATTGGCGGATTCACGCGCATACGACCCGAACAGAATCGCGTAATCCGCATGATATTTCCCCAGCAGACCGCGAATCGCCTGTTCTACTTCCCTGCGTGACAACATGCTGCTGCACCTCCGTTCTCTACGATTCCCTATCTGTATCATACCATTCGCGAAAGAAAAAGTCAACAGAAGGGGTTGACTTTTTGTCACACGGTTGCTATACTTAATGCGTGGCAAAAAAGGAGGTGTGCGAATGCCATCAAAAATGGGTAGACCGAAAGCAGACAACCCGAAAGACATCCGTTACAGCATCCGTCTGGATGCTCAAACGGAACAGAAGCTGCAAGCCTACTGTGCCGAACACGGCATCACCCGCGGCGAAGCAGTGCGTCGAGCCATCGGGCTGCTTCTTCAGTCAAAAAAATAGAAGATGCGCCTTGCCGCCTAAAGCACCACATCTTCTATCCCAGCATTTCACCGCGTCCGAGGACGGTATGAAATCCTTTTCCATCATACCATCCCGGACGCAAAAAGTCAAGATTTTGCGAACATAGGAGGGTATTTTCATGATGGACACAAAACAGATTCTTCAAGAAGTTGACCTGATTGGTGAAGCGCTGAACATCATCTGCCAGCGCAGCAACTTCCAGTCGAAAACCGACCGCATCGACGACGCTTTGCTTCTCGAAATCATCGAAAGCACCGGGCGGCTCAAAGAAATGCTGATTGCAGAACAGGCAAGCTAATCACCTGAGGGACGGAATGCCGCCCCTCTTTTTTATACCACCCCATACCCCGCCAGCTTCGCCCGGTTGAGCGCCGACACCTGTTCTGCGAACACTCTGGGGGTCGTCTGGCTCTGGAAGTTCGCGCTGCGGATGACCACGT